GTCGGATTTAAATGAAAGTATAGTAAAAGGCTTAAATGCAATATAACTCTGGTTACTTTATATTACAACTGATAACCTATATGATTTACTTTAAAACGCATATATTAAATCTAAAGTAAGTCAAAATATTTTCTTGACATTTAATATATTATTTTCTTGCTTTAATTTTGCTTTTATTAAAACGATTAAGAATGCTTGAAAGCTTAGAAGTTGAAAGAACTGCACCTAAAATTACTTTAAATAATGTAACTCGCTCAATTGAAGGTTTAAATCTAACTAATAGATTTAGTAAAGATGTTTACCCTAATTGCCACGCTGGTCACGAGTATGCAGTTAAAGTTATAACAGGTGAGATAGTTTCTTGTATTTACGTTAAAGGTGCCTGCATTAGGTACATGCGTGATATTAACCATTCATTTTTTAAAAATTTTCAGTTTGAACCGGATAGAGCAGAACACTTCATGGTTGAGGTTCAAAAATTCAAGCATGTTATCGGGGTGGGAACTTGGCCTACTGATTTGATAATGTGGAACCCGTGGCAGAAATTTATATGGATGAACATAATGGGGTTCATAAATAAAGACACTGGATTTAGAAGATTCAGGGTTGCACATCTTGAAGTACCAAGAGGTCAAGCCAAGTCAACTATGGCCTCTCAAGCTTCTTTGTATTTTTTAGGTTTAGATCCTAAGTCACCTAGAGGTAATCAGATAGCGACAGCCGCGACAAAAAAGGATCAGGCGCGTATAGTGTTAGATGCAGCTAGAGCTATGGGTATGGGTAGTGATGACTACTCTAGTAGAGCTAATGTGAAAATTCGAGCGCATGATATAGTAGGGTTAGATGCTATAAGTAAAATGAGAGCCTTATCTGCCGAAGCTCAGACACTAGATGGTCTAAATGACGTACTCGCTGTAACCGATGAACTCCATTCTATGAAACGTGATGTTTACGAAGTTATATCTTCTGGTATGTCTAAACGTAAAGATTCGTTACTATTATCTATAACTACTGCAGGTAAAGACTTATCTTCGGTAGGTTACAGCGAATCTAATTATTCTAAAAAATTATGTTTAGGTGAAGAAGAAGACGATCAGAGATTTTCTATAATATATACTATAGATGAAGATGACGACTGGACTGAAGAGACGTCGTGGCGAAAAGCTAACCCTGAATACGGCATGGCCGTAGATCCTGTCACGTTCGCGGCTAAAGTTAAAAAAGCTATATCGACACCTGCAGACGAAGCTAACGTAAAAATAAAACATCTTAATATATGGGTTAACGAAGCTTCTGCATATTATGATAAAAAAATATGGGATGTGGGTGCAGACTTAAGTTTAGTTATAGAGGCTTTTAGTAAACGTGATGTAATAATGAGTGTAGATAAAGCCCAGCATTTAGATTTGAATTCATTAGTTTATTTATTTGAGCGCGATAATAAATTTTATATGTTTGATAAAACGTACTGCCCTGAAGCTACCATAGATAAAAAAGATAATGATAATTATTTAAAATGGGTTCGAGATGGATATTTAATAAAAACATCAGGTGAAGTAATGAACCAAAAATTAATAGAGGATGAAATACTTAAAGATAGTAAAATATATAACATAATACAGTTAGGTTACGATCCATATAATGCCGTTGAGCTAGGTCAAAACTTAGAGAGGGCTAATGTTAACGCCGTAGCCTTTGGAATGAATGTGAGAAATTTATCTGAACCTACTAAAAAATTAGACGAATATATGAGAAATAAAAAAATATTTCACAACGGTTCACCGTTGATGTCATGGTGTATATCTAACGTGGTATGTAAAGTAGATCATAATGAAAACGTGTATCCGAGAAAAAATAATGTTAAGCAAAAGATAGATCCGGTGATAGCGCTACTGATGTGCATAGGTATAAGATTGCAATACGGTAAACCATTAGAACAACAGAAATTTAACGGATTTAAGAGAATTTAGTCCAGACTAAAGAATTAGCTTGAATTATAATTAAATTTGGGCAAGCTGAAAGTATATGTCAAAAATATTACACTCCGATAAGAATTTTGCAGTATTAATGTCCAGCGATGAAAAAGCTGAAATAACTATATATGGTCGAATTGGACCTAGTTTTTGGGATGAAGGTCTAACGACTGAATCTGTAGATAGGGAGTTAAAAAAACTACCATCTAGTGTCAAAAAATTGACTATTAGAATTAATAGTTTAGGTGGAAGTTATTTCGATGGTTTAGGTATTTATAATAGACTAAAATCCAGTAAATTACATAAAACCGTTATCATCGACGCTACTGCGGCATCTGCTGCATCTATAATTATGTTAGCTGGTGACACTATCGAAATGGGTACAGGCTCAATGATGATGATACATTTACCTTGGATAGGTGTAATGGCGAATCGTATCGAAATGCAGAAATACATTACCGATCTTAAAGTTTACGAAGAGAGTGCTCTATCGGTTTACATGACTAAAGCTAAAGGTCTTACTAAAGAGCAAGTAAGACAGAAGATGATAGATGAAACTTGGTTTACTGCTGAAGAGTGTGTAAAATTCGGTTTCGCAGATAAAATAAATGCAGATATAGTTAAAGTTGCAGCTTCAGCTTTTGATAAATGCGACTGGATTAGAAAAGATAGAGTACCTAAAAATTTAGTTTCAATGACTGAAAACGATAGACCTCAAGTTAATGAAACTAAAAAGAATATAACTGATATTTTAAAACTTATAGAATCTTAACATTTTGTAATACTCGACCTAGATCGCAGTTAACAGATGTAAGTTAATTGAAGAAATGGAGTAACATATGAATAAAATTCAAAAACTAAAAGCAAGGTTACAGATTATTAAAAATAGTCTAAAAGCTTTCGCTGATAAAGAAGATTTCACTGATGAAGAAAAGGCTCAAATTGAAAACTTAAATAAAGAGGCTAAAGAAGTATTAGCTAGTATTAAAACACTAGAAGATATTGAAAGTTCTATTAATAGTTTAGATCAGACTCCTGCTGATCCAGTAGTTGCTGCTGATCCAGTTAAAGTTACAGTAACTAAGAATTCATTCCAAGATGCTACAGGTTTTAAAAATTCAGGTGAGTTTTTAATGGCTGTAAAAAATGATAAATTAGGTAAGAAAAGTGCAGTTTTAGAAAACTCTATTTACACTAGAGATGATGAAGCTTCTATTTTTGTACCTGAAGAAATCAGTGATATTGTAGTTAGTGCCATCGGGGACGATGACTCTCTTTTTGCTAAGGCTACTCAGCTTAAGTGCGATGGTAATAGCTTTTCACATCCTGTAGATAATAAAAGACCTTGGAACTCAGGTATCAATGTTTACATGGCTGCTGAAGGCTCAACGATGACTAAGAGTGATTTAGCTCAAATGGATCATGTAGAACATAAACTTAAAAAAATGTATGCTTACACTGAAGTATCCAATGAGACTATGGAAGATGCTTCAGGGTTTACTAGCTTACTTGAAAGTAAAGTACCGCAGGCTATTAAACATAAAATGAACTCATTGATTATATCAGGTGCAGGTGGCGGTGGACTACCTCAAGGTATATTAAACAGCGGTCACTTATTGACTGTTGCTAAAGAATCAGGTCAAGCTGCTGATACTATTATAACATTGAACATCATTAAGATGATGGCTGGATTAATCAAAGGCGGGATGCCTGTGTGGCTATACAATCCTGCTGCTGAAACCCAGCTTAGAACATTAAAAGATGACAATGATAATTACATCTTTTTAGCCTCTGGTTCACAAATGAACAATAGTCCTTATAATGTATTGTTCAATATACCTATGTTACCTATGCTCGGTGGTGTAAAAGCATTAGGTGATAAAGGTGACATTATACTTTGCGACCTTAAAAATGGTTACGAAGTATTAACTAAGGCTGGTCAAACTGATGTTAAAAAAGCTATGTCTCCACATGTAGCTTTCGATCAGGATAAAATGGCTTTCAAGTGGACTCTTAGATGGGATGGTAAATGTCCATTCAAGTCTACTGTAACTAATGAGACAGGTGATGCAACATTGTCTTACTTAGTAGCTTTAGCTGATCGAGCTTAATTGAATAATTAAGTACATCCTGAATCTAAAACCTTACTTAGATTCAGGATGTTAAATAGAGTAAGGTTTTACTGAAAACTATAATTTTAAACAAGGGGTTATAAAATGAAAGCAAGTCTACCATATGTTAATAATTTTAAGACAGGTAATGCTGTAGCTAACGCTACTTCAGGTCTTACCGGAGCTAGATGTAAACTAGATAACGCTAAGAAGATTTACTTCTTAATTATGATCGGCGCAGGTACAGCCGGAACATTTACTTTTACTTTGAAGCAGCATAACGCAGCTACATCTGGTACAAGTAAAGCTTTATCTATCAGCGGTCAATATTATCACAAACTTCATACAGCTACAGTAATGACTAAAGTTGACATAGCTGAAGGTTCTGAAGCTTCAGCTATAACATTATCTACTGAAGTAGGGGCCAACGCGGGTATGGTTCTACTTGAAGCTGACGCTACACAACTAGATATAAATAACGGATTCTATTGGGCTTCAGTAGATACTTCTGCTGTAGGTCAAGACCGATATGTTAGTATCGCTGCTATAGGAGCTGAAGCAGATTTCAAACCAGCCTACGAAACTACTTTTTAGTATACTGTAGTAGGCTTAACAGTGAAGAAGTTATGACCCTTCACTGTTATTTTTTTAATTAAACGAGGAGTGATATATGACGAAAGAGCAAGTTAAACAAAAAGCGGAAGCTAAACCTGAAACTAAAGCTGAAGTTAAACCTGAAGTTAAAGTTGAAGCTAAAGTTAAACCTGAAGTTAAAGTTGAAGCTGAAGTGGATGTAGTTAAATTATACTTTCCATTCGATGCTATCGTAGATGATGAAGTAGTTTATCCTGCAGGGGAGCATGAAGTACCGAAAAAGGGTGGTAGTGCTGAACGATGGATTAAACGTGGAGCACAGGTAATATAAATGAATATTCTTAACCGAGTTTTTAATTATATATGGTCGGGATCGAGTGAATCAATAGCTTACTCCGGTGCTAAAAATTTTAGACTCGGTACAGAAAATGTAACACCTGACACTATAAACAAAGTGTCAGCTTACAATAGAGCTGTAAATATAATAAAAAGTCATGTAGCTAAATTAAATTTTGAAATTTATGATAGTCAGAAAAATAAAATAAATAATTCAATTCGTTATTTACTTAATGTATCACCCGATGGTGAACTGAATGCATTTGACTTCAAATCTATGATGATAGAAAGAAGTATTAACAGAGGTAATTTTTACGCTAGAATAATAAAAACGTATTCAGGTGAAATTAAAGCCTTGAAATTCATAGATGATTCTAGAGTTACACCTAAACGTGATTTATCCGGTAAACTATATTATGAAATAACCAACAGTAAGACTTCCAGTGTAAGACTTGAAAATTCAGATGTGATACATATAAAAAGCCCGTGGCTTTCATCAGATGGTTTGACAGGTATGAGTGTATCTACCTATGGTCGAGATGTATTAGGTATATCTCTAAATTACTCTAGTACAATTTTAAATTTTTTTAAAAACGTGGTTTTACCATTAGGTATATATAAAACTAAAGGTAATCTAGATCCTGAATCACATTCTAGAATTAAATCTAATTTCAATAAGGATGAAGAGACAGGTAGTGACTCAAGAGGTTCGATAGCTATAGTAGAAGGTCAACATGAGTATGAAAACTTAGAGTACGATGAAGATCCTCTGCAATTTGTTAAATCAAGAAAATTTACGGTAGCTGAGATAGCTAGATTCTTAAATATTAATACATTATGGCTATCTGATACAGACTTAACAGCTTCAGTTAAATTTAACGATCTTGAATTAAATCTATATAAAGATACGTTAAGCCCTTGGATTACAAAAATAGAATGTGAAATAAACATGAAGTTACTAAACTTCAGTTATGCCGATAAATATTGTAGGGCCGATGTGGATATATTAACTCTAGAAGATAAAAAATCAATGGCTGAATACTATAATAAATTACATCAAAATACAGTATACTCCGGTAACGAAATCCGCAGTAAATTGAATGAGTCAGATTATGAAGGTGGGAATAGAAGATTTGTAGCCCTGAACAATCTTAAACCTCTTGATAGAATCGACGAAATGATAGACTCTGAAATAGAATCAAGTAAACCTCAATTACAACCTAGAGATGTAACAGAGGACGTTAACACTATGGTTATAGAAATGTTTAAAGGTTCACAGGATGAATAAAGAGTTAAGAGAAATACTAATTAAATTAATCGAATCTAGAATTGAAGCTAGAATTGAGTCATTTAATAAACCGGACCGATTGACGTTTGACGATCTTACACCTGAGCAAAAAGAACAGCTTAAAGGACCTAAAGGCGATTCAGGTAAAGATGTAGAGTTATCTAGTTTGACTCCATTTTTAGAGATAATGGTTAAAAATCATGTTTTTGAAAATTTATCTAAACTTAAATTATCATTCGATGATCTTACACCTGAGCAAAAAGAACAGCTTAAAGGACCTAAAGGTGATTCAGGTAAAGATGTAAATATAAATGATTTAATACCTGAAATAGATAGAATCGTAGAGAGTAGATTTAACAATTATATTTCTAAACTTAAATTATCATTCGATGATCTTACACCTGAGCAAAAAGAACAGCTTAAAGGACCTAAAGGTGATTCAGGTTTAGATTTTGATATAACTAAATGTTTTGATTTAATTAAATCTATTGTAAGTAACCATTTAATAGAAAATAGAAAAATATACTCACTTTCATTCGATGATCTTACACCTGAGCAAAAAGAACAGCTTAAAGGACCTAAAGGTGATTCAGGTTTAGATTTTGACTACATGAAATATGAAGATAAAATAAAAGATACGCTTGCTGAAAACGTAGCTGCATTAAGAGACGATTTAAAATTAAAGTTTTCAGATTTAACAGAGGAAGAAAAAGATCAGTTGAAATTTAATTTCTCGAATTTAACCGAATCAGACTTACTTGAGATAGCTAAAAGGGCAGGTAGAGGTCAAAGAGGTAAAACTGGAATGAGCGCCTACGAAATGGCTGTACTCAGAGGTTATAAAGGTACAGAATCGGAATACATGGTCGGTCTACATGGTGATAGAGGCTTGGACGCACCTAAGATAACTTCTGCTGAATTAAAAAAATTAGAAGATAAATCCGTATATGTGGTTTTTACTATGAGCGATGGCAGTACAGTAGAAACTAATACTGTGAGAGGTCTATATGCTGGTTAGTTTATCTGATATGAAGACTCATTTAGGTGTAGTAGGATCTACGTACGATACTTTTTTAACCGATCAGCTAAACGTAGTATCTGCAGCAATAGAAGGTTACTGCGGTCGGAAGTTTATACAAAACCAATATACTCAAACTTTTTATCGTGATGAATATAAATTAGCACCAAAAAGGTTAATACTTTATCACTATCCGGTAGTTTCAATAGATGACATAGAAGAAGATGATGTAGATTTAGAATCGACAGATTATAGAATATCGAAAAATAACGGTATATTAGTATCTGAAAACAATGGATTTATGATTTGCGCTGATAAATTAGAAGTAACCTATACTTCAGGTTATCTATACGCTGATATACCTTATGTGATAACCTATGTAGTTAAAGCTATAGTTAAAGAAGCCTACGATAGGAAAGTATCAGGTTTGGATGTTTCAGTAGGTAAAGAAGTAAGCAGGATGTCGTTAGTTGGAGTTATAAGCTTTGATTTTGACCATACTTTGAGTAATTCAGATCGAGATATTAAATTCGGTAAAATCATAGGTAGTTACGTTAATATGTTAGATCCGTATAGAACTGAACACTCATTAGGTTTAAATTCTGGTCAAATATACATAGTGGAGACGTAAATGTTATCGGTAGCTAATACCTTTAGAACTATAGTTAGGATGGTTACTAGAAATCAAAAACCTCACACTTGGACTAGATATGGTGATCCAGATGTAACAGGTAACGTAGCTTTAGCTAAAAGTAATTACTTTAGAAAGTTAGTAGCCATTGAAGAAATTAATCTTAGTGGTTATGAATTTATAGTGTTACAGGAAGACTTAACATCTATAGCTATTAGTACGCCTAAGAAGGGTGACGTAATAAATCACGCTAATTTCGGAATACTTACTTTAGACTACATAGATCCTATTGAAGATTTAGGTACTGTAATAGCGTATCGTATAAGGACTGTATAATGAGTAGTAAAGCAGTTAGAGATAAAATTAGAGTTTTTTTATCGGATGAGTTATCTTCAGAAAAAATAGCTGAGATAGATGGGGATTTTGAAGACCTAAAAGAGTTTTTAGCTAATCAAATAAATACAGTCACCTCGGTTGCTACACCTATAACTATGGTTGAACCTTGGTTAGGGTTGCAATATATAGGTGACCAAGAGCAGGTAGTATCAGTTAACGCTAATAATTCATCAGGTAGATATAGAGAGTCAGGTAGTATAACCTTACATGTTGTAGATAAAGCTAAAGTTGGAGCTAATAGAACTATTTTAACCAGATGTGATACGATAGTTGAAAAATTCAGAGGTAGAAATATAGATGGGGTTAGAATAAATGGTATAGTACCTGCTAACTTTTCAAGGGGTGCCACTTTAGATTTTGTAGGCGGTGGTTATGTCAGCGCTACTGTAACACTATTATATGAATATGATAGGGATTTATGAAGATAAACGCTTCGATAAAGATTACTGAAGGTGGTAAAGAATCAGCTTACGATCTACCATCTGATTTATCGGGTGAAGTTACTTATCAGCAGTTTTCGGAATTCGTAAGAAACGCAATTATAAAAGTGTCATATGATGTTTTAAAAGAAGAACAGTCTTTAGGTAGATTAAAAGATCCGGTAATACTTGTAGATAATACTAAAAAACCTATAGATCAAGTTAAACCATTTGGTGAAGTATTCATGGCTGAGAAGTTAGAAGGTTCTCAAATATTAATTAACATTTATAGTTTGATAGTTAGTAAATCACCTATAGGTCAATCGAAAACATATGAAGCTTTCAATGTAGTCATAGTTAATAATGTTGAAATAGCTAGAACTATGAAAGAGCTTCAGGACTGGACTAAAGTTAATACTTTAAAGAAAGGTGATTTTGTTAGATTTGTCAACTTAACGCCTTACGCTTCAATGTTAGAGCGAGAAGGTATAAGTAGAGGGCGAGAAAAAAAGAAAACATCACTGAGTAAAACTAAAAAATGGCGCAACAGGGGTATAAAAGTTAGAGTACCGAATGGTACTTATATATTAGCTCAGAGGCAATCGGCTAAATCACTTAAGGGTAATGTTAGGTCTAGTTTCAGTTGGATTAACGGTAAATACTTAAATTTCGCAGCTAAACCTAAATCCACACTAGGACCTAACAACGGTAAGATAAGAGAGCTTAGAACTAATTTTAGCCGTAGTGCTAGAAATGCAGTGGGAAGAAAAATAAAAGGGGATTACGTTTACCCTTCTATCGTATTGACGATAGTTTAAAATAATGTATCTTTAAATAGAAAGAGGTGTTTATGGGTTCATCTAATTTAGCAAAAATTACAGTTATTGAAGAGTCTACATACGGTACTGTACCAGTTTCAGGATCTTTCGATACTGTTAGGTATACGTCTGAAGGTTTAAGTGGTTCACCTCAGTTAACTGAATCTCAAACTATTAGAACTGACAGGATGTCTTCAGGGCAAGTAGTGGTAGGGTTAGATGTAGCAGGTCCTATAAATACTGAATTAGCTAAAGATTCGGTTACTGATTTATTCATTAGGGCGGCTATGAAAAGTTCATGGCAAACTAGCTCGGCAGTAACAGTAGATTTAACTTACGATGCTTCAGCTAAAACCTTCACTAGAGCATCAGGTTCATGGCCTTCTGACATAGTAGGTAAAGTAATAACTACTACAGGTTTTGCTAGCTCAAGCGGAATCAATAACGATGATTTCTTTGTATCAGTTAGGACATCAGCTACAGTAATTGTAGTTATACCTAAATCAGATATTACATATGTCAATGAAACAGGTTCAGGTACTACATACGAAATAGCAGATTATATTAATATCGGTTCATCTACTGTTTCCGTAGATTTACAGAAAGAGTTTACTGATTTAACCACTAAGGCCATCATATATAAAGGTTGTGTAGTTAACGAGATGACCATTAATGCTACTTACGGTTCTATCTGTACAGCTAACTTCGGTTTCATGGCTAACGCTCAAGTTTTAGCTGATTCATCTGGTGAACTGATAACTAACTCTAGAACAGTTAATGACCCTGCAACATCAGCTTCTATGAACGGATCAATAGACATGCCTGTATTAGGTATTGAAGACTCTAGCTTTGTAGCTTCAGGTATAGTTGTGGAGTCAGTTAATATAAACCTAAATAATAATAATCAGCCCAAGAATGGTATAGGTGAAGCGGCACCGCTAGCTTACGATGCTGGTACGGCTAGAATTCAAGTAGAGATGTCAGCGTATCTAGACGATAACGCTTGGGCACTCTTAGGTAAGAGAACTAATCAGACTTCATTTAAAGTAGGATTCATACTTGAAAATAGCGGCGGTTTGTACGCATTCTATTTACCTGCAGTTCAGGTATCATTTGATGATCCTCAATCGGGTGGTATAGACCAACAAATTAAATTAAATTTAAGAGGAGTTGCTAAAGTTGGTTCAAGTGGTGAATCAGCTCTTACAATTTCTAAAATATAAAAGGGTAATTAAATGAAACTAACTCTCAGGCAGATATACGGTAAAGACCGTAAGCTTGTGACTGAAGGGTTCGAGTATAAAATACCGAACTCTAATGTCGTATTCAAGCTTAGACAGTATGATTCTATTCTTAACGAGCAACTAACTAAAGAAGCGGCTAATAAAGAATTCAGGCCGTATTCTAAAAAACTTGAAGATGGATCTTTGTCTTCAGAAAAACAGTTAGAGATAGCCGTTAGAGTATTTGTAACTGTATCCTTAGTATCATGGTCAGGTGTGGTCGATGATAACGGTCAAGATATACCTTTCACTGTCGATAATGCAGTTAAAATTCTTTGCGAGTACGAAGATTTATTTAAAGAATTAATCAGGCAAGCTAAAGACAGTAGAAATTATCTAGAATCAATGGGAAACGATTAGAAGCCGTAATTGAATTTAATTTCAAATACGGTGATACTCTCGAATCCGGTTTATTTTATGAATTAAAGCGTAAAGGTTTAGTTAAATCAGAAGAGCCTGACGTTAATGGTTTAAATTTATATATTTCTGCATTTAAAGAACTATCTACATGTAGAAATTCAGGATTCGGTCTAGCTGCTATTCCTTTTACATCTATAGTGGAATATCATAACATTTATAGTTGTGATAGTTTCGTTGAATTTTTATATTTAATAAGGCGAATGGATGATAAATATTTAAAGTTAGAATCTGAAAGGCAGAAAAATAAAAATGACAGGAAACCTAACTCCATCCCAGATACAACAACGAATCGTAAGAGTCGTCGTAAGCACACCTGAGTCATCCAAAAAAGAACTTAGGGATATTGCTAAAGGTTTAGGTGATGTTAATAAAGCTGTATCTTCAATTAATAGTGCTACAAATATTCTTAAAGGTTTATGGGCAGCTCAACTATTCGGGTTTGGTATAAGTGAATTAACAGGTATGGCCGATAGTATGACTTTAATGGCAGCTAGAGCTACGATATTTTCTAAAGCAGGTACAGATGTAAATGTAGTTGTAAGTGAACTTATAGACCTATCTAGAGAGGTTAGAGGGCCTATAGATGATATATCTTCTGCTTTTTCAAGAATTCAATTATCTACCACTGATCTTAACGTCAGTACTGAAGCTCAGATAGCTTTAACTGAAACTTTAGCTAAGTCTTTTAAATTATCCGGTGCTACCACCGCTGAAGCAGTTAACTCTATGATCCAGCTCGGTCAAGCATTCCAGCGAGGTAGCCTTAGAGGTCAGGAATTAAATTCAGTATTAACTCAAAATGCCATAGTAGCTAAAGCGTTAAAAGATTCAGCTAGAGAAGCGGGTAGTGATGTTAGAACATTAGCTGAACAAGGGTTTTTCACTAACCAAAGAGTATTCGATATATTAAGAAAAATTGCACCTGAGATTGAAGATCAATTCAGCAAACTACCGCCTACATTCGCTGATATATTTTCAAGACTTAGAACTGAAGTAACTGTAACTGCAGGTAAAATAAATTCAGCTTTAGGTATATCGAGTGGTATATACAATGGGTTGGAATATATGCTTAAAGTTTTACCTAAGATAGCCGATGTTATGGTTCCGCTGACTGCAGGTGTAACAGGTGCAGCACTAGCCTTTGATTTATTAGCTGCAGCCATGGGTGGTACTAGCGTAGCTCTTACTGTACTTACAGGTATAGCGGCTAAAATCGCTTTACCTTTTACAGCTTTAGCAGGAGCGATAGGGGTTTTAGGTAGTTTAAGTTTACCGATTCTTGTAACTACTGTAGCTGTAGTTGGATCTCTAGTCGCTGGAATATCTTACTTAACGTCTAAGAGTATAGAATTATACGGTGGATTTAGTGACTTAACTAGCTTGAGTAAAGCTATGAGTTTAACATGGGATAATATTTTAAATAGGTCAATAGTCGGTATATCTTATGCACTAGAGACATTACTTTTAGTAGGTAGGGCTACAGCGGCGTTTTTCACTGCTGGTATATCCGAAGTTGCGTTTGGTGATTTCTTTAACGGTATTACAGATAGTCTACGAAGATTTAGGGAAGAAGCTAATGTTAAAATCGACACTAATAATATACAGAAAAATTTAATTTCAATCGAAGCGCTAGCTAATAAAAACTTTTATGAAAATAACGCCAAGAAAGAAAATTCAATATTCGATCAGTTAACAGAGTTATATAATAATTCTAAAAAATACGGTAATGTAAAAAAAGAAATACTCTCTATATCAGAGCAGATAGGTAGACTTAATTCTGAATTCGCTAAGACAGGTAATTTTGACAAGTATAACTCTAGAATAAAAGTATTAGAAAAATTAGAATTAGCTGAGAGGCTTAATAAAGGTCAATTAGCGTTAAAGAAATATAATTTAGAATTAGAAAGACTTGATTTAGCTGAATTCCAAAGAAAGCTAGAAGCTGGTAAAGCTTCACTTCTAGAGTTTGAAGTAGCAGCTAATACGTTTAAAATAAAAGAGTTAGCTGATAAATTCGATTCAGCTAAAATATCGGCTATTGAATTTAATCAAGAGATATTAAAATTAGCAGATAAAGGCACTGTTGATGTTTTAGATCCTAAAATAGTTGAAATATTTAAAAGGTTAAATGTAGAAGTAGGTATATTTTCTAAAGGTATTGAAAACGCTTCTAGTAAAATAAGTTACGGTTTTAAATCCGGCCTTAAGCAGTATGAAGATGGGATAATGGGTTTAACTGAAAGTGTAGCGTCAGCTACAACGAGTGTTTTTTCAGAATTAGAAGATACACTACTTGACTCATTCAGCGGTCAAAAAGATGCTTTCGCTGACTTTAGTAGATTCATAATAAATGAAATACAGAGAATCGTTATCAGACTATCTATAATAAAACCTTTACTTGAGTCTATTAATGCTACTGCAAATTCAGGTAATTTATTTAATCTGGTAGGTGGACTATTTTCAGGTGGTAATACTTCACCTCAATTAGCTGGTCAAACAGGTTTACTGACTGGATCTGAAAGTGGTTCTAACTTAGGTGTTAGTTTACTAGGTACTAAAGGTATACAGAGTATAAGTAATAATTACTCTAACTCATTCGATAACACTATACAGAAAGCTAACAGTGGTTCTAACTTAGGTGTTAGTTTACTAGGTACTAAAGGTATACAGAGTATAAGTAATAATTACTCTAACTCATTCGATAACACTATACAGAAAGCTAACTATGATTCTCAAGTAATAGTTAATGTTACAAATAATACACCTTCAGAAATTAAAGTAACTGAGTCTACTTCATCCGATGGATTTAAAAGTATAGACATCATGGTTGAAGCTAAAGTTAATAAAGGTATAGCTGAAGGTAAATTCGATAGTTCACTCAGACAGTCTTATGGTCTTCAGAGGAGAGGTCAGTAATGCCTACAGTAGCTTGGCCCACATCGTTACAGCAGATTTTAGATGGTGATAACTTTACGCTTCAGATGGGTTCTATGGTAACCAGAACTGAAAACCAGAATGGATTAGCTAAAGTAAGGCGTAAGTTTACTAAACCTATAGATGTGGTATCAGGTAAAATGGTTATAGATTATTCTTTATATTCAGACTTAGAGACATTTTATCGAGTTACTACCGATGGTGGTGTTAACAGTTTTACGATGCTTCATCCTATATTCGGTGTAACAGCTACATTTAGGTTTTTAGCACCGCCTCAGTTATCTCATCTAGGTGGTGCTAAATTCATAGTTAACTTACAGCTTGAGGTAATGCCGTGAGTAGAGATTTAAGCGATGAATTACTATCGCAATTAAACGCTCAAGACTCAGAAGATCCGTTACTTACATTAATAACTGTAACCCATGATGACATTGAAACGCCGTTAAGGTTTGTAAATAACACTGAAAATATAACATCTAGGTCTAATGTTTTTACAGCATTTAGTTTTTCAGTAGGTTTACCTGCGGACGATGGTCAAACATTAAAACAGGTTCAGATTCAAATTGATAATACTTCACTCGAATTAATATCTTCATTTAGAAGTATCACTACACCTTTAACTGCAACAGTTGAATTTGTTTTAGCTTCTGATCCTGATACAGTCCAGCTATCAATAGATGACTTAACTGTAAGGTCTATGAACTACGACCAAAGTCTTATACGTCTAGTGTTATCGGTAGACGATATTATGAATACAGCGTTAACCAGCGAGGAGTATAGCCCATCTTTATATAGGGGTTTATTCTGACAGATTTAGTAGGTATACCTTACTCTAGATTGAACTGCTGGCAGTTGTGCCAAAAGTACTACAGTCAGGTTCTTAACCTTAATCTTGATTACGATTTTCAATATGATACCGATAACCTTTCATATAACTGCTCGCTTATAAAAATTAATAAGAAACATTTTAAAAAAGTGACTAAACCGGATGTTCATGCCCTAATGGTTATAAGAATAAAAAACATAGAAAGTCATGTAGGTGTTTACTTAGGTGAAGGTTTATTCTTACATACCACTAAGACTACCGGATCAGTGATAGACAGAATTTCGAGGTGGTCTAAAATGATAGAAGGTTATTATATTTATGATTCACTTTAGATATTCATATTTTAAAAAAACATCTAAAGATTTTAGTGTAGATAGTTCTATATATTCAGGTAAGACCATAGTCGAATTGGTTTCTAAACTTTCTTACTTGTCTAAATTAAATAAATCGGAATTCGGATTTAAAGTAGTCATAAATGGATCAATATTAGATAGGAAGAAATGGTCAAACTACAGGTTATCTAAATCAGATAGAGTTATAGTTTTACCTGAACTTAAAACAGGTAACGGTCAAGCTGACTTATTTCAGTTAGCTGTAATAATAGGCGCGGCTTATACAGGTGGCGCTACTACTGCATTTACAGGTAGTCAATTTGCCGGAGCTGTAGCATCAGCTACAGTAATGACTATAGGTAGTAGGCAGTTGCAATATTTAATACCTACACCTTCATTAAACAGTAATCAAGATCCACAGCGTGAATCACAAGTTTACAGTATTGAAGGTCAATCGAATCAAGTTAAAAGATTAGGTAAAGTACCTAAAATATACGGTGAACATAAAGTCTATCCTAATCTGGCTGCAACACCATACACTGAATTAGAGTTAGATCCAAATACAGGTAAATTAGCTCAATATTTCTATGCGATATACCATATAGGTTTAGGTCAATATCAGGTTTCAGATTTAAGGATAGGTAGCACGTCAATAGATTTATTTACAGGTTGTACAAATAGACTGGTCGATATAAACAAACCTTCAGTTGACGAAAATGATTTCGATAGGGCGTACTCTAAAAATTTTGAACTGTATAAAGGTAGTGTAAGAACTGAAACAGTAGGTACTGAATTAAATTCAGATGAAGTTAATGGTGGTGCGCAGTCTAATTATCAAATTACTAGAAATTGTCCTAGTAATGTAGATTTAAAAAAGCAGCAGATAAATATTAATTTTATTTGCCCATCTGGGTTAATTTCTTATAACTCTAATGGTTCAAAAGGTGCAGCGTACATAGATGTAGATATAAAATTTAGTAAAGTTAGTGAGACAGTATGGAGATCATTTGATGATCCTGAGTATGTAGAAAGTAGTTATGCAGTAGGTGCTAAATCAAGTTTAAATACTTCAACTACTACTAATTTATATCCATTTAACGCTTCCACATTTAATCCTGATTCACCTACAGCACCTTATTCAATTGTAACATCTACTCAAGAAAAAGTTTATAAGATGTACGAAGGTTATGTAGCTCAAACAGTTAGGGATTACACTGTAGGTTTAAAGTTAACCTCAATACTACCTTTAGTATTTAGTAATGAATCGGGTATAACAATAGGTGATAAATTAGTGGTAGATGGTGAGGTTGTAGCTACAGTAACTTCAACTACTTCATTCGACAATGGTTATACAGCCTATTACGTTAATCCAGTTAAAACATATATACCTCTTTTTAAATGTCGGAGAATAACAGATAGGATAACTTTAGGGCCTTATGTGAATGGCACTAAAGTAACTACCTGTGAAAATTCAAGCGTATCGAATAGAATAACAAAACTCGTTACTGTAGGTAGACTGGTTATAGCCTCTGATGAATCAGGCGCTCACTTAGCTTCAGTTAAATTTACACCTAGAGAAGTAGGTGAATATAAAGTTTTAATAACTAGGTATCAATCAAGGCAAGTATATAACAGTAGCGTGATTAACGCATTAACAGTATCTAATATTTTAAGTAGATATGACGATTCACCTATTCAAACTACTAAAAGAAATTCATATCTTGAAGTTAGACTTAAAGCTACAGGTCAGTTATCAGGTGTAATTGATAACTTAAACTGTGTTGCTAAATCGGTGTTAGATGTATGGAATGGTTCATCGTGGATTAGAGCAGCTACAAGTAATCCGGCTTGGGTGTTTACAGACTTGCTGACAGGTGAAGTTAATAAAAGGGCTATCGCTAAAAGTAAATTAGACATTGATAGTATATACAATTGGGCGCAGTACTGTGATGCCGTACCTACAGCAGTCGATTATGATTATTACGCTAAAAGATATGAATGTAATTTCATATTAGATTTCGATATAACACTTCAGAACTTGATAGCTAAAGTTACTAATTCTTGCCAAGCAAGTTTAAGATATAATAACGGACTATATGGTGTATTACAGGATAGATTACAATCAACACCTATACAATTATTTACACCTAGGAACTCAAGTAATTTTAGTTCAACGAGAGTATTTTCAGATGTTATACATGGGATTAAAGTTACATTTGTAGATCCAAATAAAGATTGGCAGTTAAACAGTATTACAGTTTATCGAACTGGATACAGTGATACTAATTCTACTAACATCGAAGAGATGGATAGTTTCGCATGTACCAGTGTAGAGCAAGCATTTAGACTCGGTAAATATTTTTTATTTCAAGATGAAAATAGAAAAGAGAATATTAAGCTTACTGTGGATTTTGAAAGTTTAGTTTGTACTAGAGGTGATTATATACATTACGTCCAGCCTATAATGAAGGTAGGTGGATTATCAGCTAGAGTTAAAACTGTAGATTCAGGAATAAATCAAATAACTATAGATGATGGTTTCGATTTAGATGAATTATTAGATTACGGTTATGAATTTAGATCATCTACAGGTGAAATAATAAGTGGTCTAATAGATTCTATAGATTCTGATGATACTTTTACTTTAGATGGTGATCTACCTGAAGTCGGGGATTTAATAACTATAGGTGAAGTAGAATTAACTTCACTTAAAGCTATAGTTAAAAGTATTGAACCTTTAGATAATGAATCAGCTACTTTAACTTTAATAGAACAAGCTCCGGTAATATATGACTTCGAGTCTATCGAAGAGATACCTAATTATAACCCTAGTTTATCAAGTGTTACTGATGGTGCAACGAGACCGCCATCTCAGGTTTTAAATTTAACAGTAGATGCTAATAGTTATACTGTAGTAGGTAATGAATATCAGTATTATATTGATTTAGATTGGGATTCACCTGAAGGTTCAAGTTACGCATTATTTGAAATTCATGCCGATTACGGATCAGGATACTCTCTTGTCGATACATCAGAGGTTAGTAATTACAGATATATAGTAGATTCAGCTAATGTTAATGTTTTACATAGTTTTAAGGTTTTAGCTGTTAGTTCATCTGGTAAAAAAATAACATTAGTTGATGCACCTACAACTACAGCTACACCATTATCTAAATCATCTAGACCTAGTGACATTACGCAATTTAATGCCGATATATCCAATGAGACCTTACAGTTATTCTGGAATCAATTATCAGATTTAGATATTAAAAATTATTCAATTAGGTTCACACCTCAGTTAGATGGTACATGGGAGAGGTCAGAGCAATTACAAGTTGTATCTAATAGAACTACTTTAATAACTACTCAGATTAGAACAGGTACATATTTAATAAAAGCTATAGACTTTAACGGTAATGAATCTGCAAACGCTAAGAAGATTCAAACTACTATTTCAGGTTTAAATAATATTCAGGCCATAGACACTATAACTGACTTCCCATTATTCAATGGTATATTCGACAGAACTGAATTAATAGGTTCTAAAATTACTTTAGCTAAGTCAGTCGATAGTCCAGTCTTAGGTGAAGAAGTATATTATACTGAAGGCTACTATTATTTTTCAGATTTACTTAACTTAACAGTAAACAGTCAGGTAAGACTTCAATCTAATTTAGAAGTAAGGGCTACTACCGCCGCTGATTTAATATCGAATTGGTCTAGCCTAGCTTCGGTAACTTCACTGTATACACCTCAGACTACAGATTGGGATGTAGAACTACAGTACAGGGCTACCAGCGCTTTAAATTCAATTGCAGACTGGTCTAGTCTAGCTTCAGTAACCTCACTTGCTGAAGGTAATCCTGTAGTTTGGACCGAATGGCGTAAACTATTGATAACTGATATACAGGCTAAATTCGTGCAGTTTAGGTTAAAGTTAACTTCACTTAAATCTAACGTCAGCCCTGTAGTAACTAACGCTTCTATAACTGCCACCATGACTGCAAGGGTTGAATCCGGTAAAGATTTAATATGTCCGGATACAGGTTTAGATGTTGTATTCGATAATAGTTTTTATGCTACCCCTAGTATAAATATAACGCTACAATCTAGTGAGAATACGGACTATTGGGATATTACAGATAGATCCCCAGATGGTTTCAGTATAGTTTTTTATCACGGTGGTAATGAGGTAGAGAGAACATTCGATTATCAAGCTGTAGGCTACGGTAAAAAGGCTACAGAAGTTTTATAAAGGGAGAATTAACTTATGGGTATACCTAGCAACATTAATCCGGTTCCGACAGATGGTATAGAATTAGCAGGTTTGTTTGACGATTTAAAAACTGCTTTTGCCAGTATGAATAAAGGTTCAAGTAGAGACGCTAATTTAGTAGCAGGGGGCTGTTGGGTAGATGATACCGATGAAGCTGGATCTGATTTACTTTACATAAAATTATATGATGGCACTACTGACACTGTACTATTTACAGTTAATACTGCCGCAGGTACAGTTACTTTACCTACTTCAGCTTCACCTCTTTCAATAAGTAAAGTATCCGCAGATGCAGTAGGCCCTGTAATAAATTTAATAAAGTCTAGAATAGCGTCAAGCGGTCAAATAAACACAGGTGATTCTATAGGTGAAGTTATATTTGCAGGTAAAGATAATACTAACACTGTTAGAAATGCAGCGAGAATAAAAGCGTTAGCTCTCGAAAACTTTACTTCTTCAGCTAATGGAGCCGAATTAATACTAGAAGTTATTAAAGCTACTGAATCAGCATACACTGAAATATTAAGAGTTAAGAACGGATTAATAGGTATAGGTACAACTGCACCTTCTACTTCAGTACATGTAGTTAGTACTACAGGCGTTAAGACTGAGACTACAGCAGCGGATAATACTACCCCAGCTAAAATTACACTGAGAAAGAAAAGGTCTTCTAGTAGCGGTCAAGTAGCAAGTGGCGATGGACTAGGTTCTGTAATATTTAATTCGACAGATAATGCCGGAACTGAAATAACTGACGCTGCTTCGATAGATGCCGTATCTACTCAGACTCATACCTCTAGCGCTCACGGGACTAAATTAGATTTCTACATTAAGAAATTATCTGAAACAAGTAAGACTAAAGCTTTCACTATAGGTGATACAGTAGATGCTCACCTAATATTATCGTTAGTGTCAGGTGGTCTAAAGTTCCCATCTACACCAGTATCCTCTTCTGATGCTAACACTCTAGATCATTATGGTGAATTTGACTGGACACCTGCATTTACAGCTACCGGATCAAATCCTACTTGTAGTTATTCAATTCAGGAAGGTGTAGGTCTTAAGATAGGTCAGTTTGTATTACTCTTAGGTCGATTACGATTATCGTCTACTTCAGGGGGTTCAGGTACGTTAAAAATAAGCGGTCTTCCTGTAGCTACATTGAATTCAAGTAATATATTCGCTACAGGGATTGTAGTATTTAAAGAAAACTGGACTACTATAGGTCCTACAGTATTAAGAGCAATACCGAACAGCACTGAAATAACAGCTTTAACCGCACATAATGCTACGAATGTAACAGACATGACAGTATCTAACTTGTCTAATACAGCAGATATAATTTTCGCATTTATTTATAGATCAAATACATAAGAGGTTGAAATGGAATTAAAGAAAGAAGTTAAATATCAAGTTAGTGTTACACCTACTAACATAATTGAAGTAGTCAGAATTACTACAGTTATGGAAGGTGATAAACAATTAGGTAACCCTGAGTACCATAGACACTGTTTACAGGTTGGTTCCGATCTAAGTAATGAATCAGATATAGTTAAAAAGATAGCTGAAGCTGTATGGACACCTGAAGTAATAAATAATTATAAAAAATCCATTGAAGAAGCCGAAGATATTTAATCCAAGACCTGAAGGGTTTAGACCTAGAGTTTTTAAATCTCAAACTAGAGATTGGGCTTATCTTTATCAGAATTATAGGTGGCGCAAATATAGGGATGCTTTTATTAAAGCTAATCCTACATGTTATGCCTGTGGTGATAAATCTGAAGTATGCGATCATATAGTGCCACACAAGGGTAATCTTGAACTATTTGAAAATACTGAAAATCATCTACCTTTATGTAGTCTAGACCATAACTACTGTACGGCTAATTTCGATAAGTTTGATAAACCTAAAACCGCAGAAAAAATAAAATATTTAACAGATAAAAGAAAAGCTAATAATTTAGTTAAGAAAGTTTTTATATTATCTAGACTTATTTACTTCCCTAAAGTTTGACTTTAGTTCAGTGAAAGTTAGAATTAAATTATGGAATTAGATTTAAGTATTAAATTAATAGTTATCGCAGGATCAGTATTATCATGCGGTGTAGGTTTTATAGTATCGTTTAGATTATCTCAAATTAAAATAGCTGAACTAAATGAAAAAAATAAAGAGTTAGAGCGAAACTTAGAAGCTGACTTAAAAAAGTTAGAATATGATTTACTAACTAGACTAAAAGACCATAAAGATGAAACCTATTCTAATTCTAAAGCTATATGGGATAAGATAGATAAGCTTGGTGATAAATTTGATAAAGTAATTCAAGCGGTTGGCGAAATAAAAGGTCTAATGTCAAAAGGCGATTAAATGAAAAAAATATGGGACGACCGAAGAGTGTTCTTATCTACAATAGCTATAATCGGCTTACTTTACATTATGTACAGTAAAGATAAAGACTACGGTGTAGAAGTAGTAGCGTTAGCTGGATGTGTGTCCATCGTTAACGCATGGGAGAAGACTAAAATGAAAGGTGGTAAAGATGTTTAAAAAAGAATTGGTTATATATTTAGTTTTATGTACTTTACCTGTAGTGACTTATTTTTTAGGTAAATCGTCTACACCTAAACCTGAAAAAGTAGAAGTGATAAAGTATGTTGATGTCATTAAAACTCAGTATGTTGAAGTTAAAGAAAACAGACTAGATAAAGTTAATCGTACTACAAAAACTAAAATTACTTCAGCTTCAGGTGATGTTACTGAAACTGAAATCACTGAAAATTCAATAGTCGAATCTAACACTCAGATAGATCAATTCTTAAGTGAAAAACTTAAACAGTCAGAACAAACCAAGGTTGAATATCTAAGCTTTAAAAATATTTTAGAATTAGAGTATATTCACTTCAGGGATAAAAAATACAGTATAGCTGGATTAATAAATTTTAACTATGGTAGGTTAGTATTAGATACAGACTATTTTAGATTATACAGTAAATTAGGATTAGGTATGGAATACGATTATTCTAACCCTAGTCAATACAGTAAGCCTGTTTCGATCAACGGTGGTGTAATCTTACAGTATTAATGGCTTACTGTAGCCTGTAATCTAGATTCAATAATTCGATTTATGTATTTGTCACACTCATAACATTCACCATGGTCTATATTAGGATCAGCTTTAAAATATTCTAAATCGTAATCACCGTAATACATTAGTTTATGTACAGTTCTATACATAGTTTGATCTGCATGCCAGAATGCAGTTACTCTAACCCATCTTCTACATACATCCATTTGGTGCTGATTTTTACAGCCTATAATTATTTTAGTCATTAACTCTATTTTATCTTGTACAGTCATATGACGCATAAAACCTACTTTGCAATCTGTAATATTATTTACAATTAAAGCTAGTAATACTATAACTAAAGTTAAGATAATCATATATGAAATTTTCTAGATTTCTCAGGGGTCCAGCTTGGGTAAGGCATAAACTGTAAATGAGCCCAAGTCTTAGTATGGTCTGGGTGCTCCATCCATGCGCCTAACTCTTCAAGTATTTCTTCAGTTAAAAATTTATGTAACTCAGATATAGGTCTATTTTTAGGTACACAATCAAAGGCTTGAAGTACTAGGTGTTTAGATCCGAATGGTATAGTTAATGGATTTAAGCCTGCTAACACTCTATCTTTATTTATTTTATTGTATATTCTAAGGTGGTGCTCTCTAGATCTAAATACCGACGTGTAAATTAATTCACCGAATAGATATTCTAACTTCATAGCCTTATGTTTAATTAACTCGAAATTAGCTAGTAAATACTTAGGTATATCGTCAAGCTTATATACAGTAAGAAGTTTTCTAGAGATTGCACCGTGATTATAATTCGATATAATATTTGATTTTTCTTCAGCAGTTAACTCTATATAGTTCTCTACTGTATCTTCAGGTAGTAATATGTAAGGTTGTTCAGGTGTGAGTACACCGCTTAATATTTTATTAGTTAAATCGCTATTCATCATAAAAACCTCAATCCGTGAGAGTTAATATTTTATTTTTTATCGCGCCAGATAGTTTTACCGGATCTACCTAAACCTGAATATCTTATTATCCATTTAATTTTAGGATCTTCATTACATTTTTTATTAATTCGAGTCACAGCAGATATTATAATATTACTAGCGTTAGGCATCTTACTTATGTCGTAAAGCTCCATGGCTAATTCTTTTACTTTAACTTTACGTTTACCTAGTGTATCTATAACTCGCTGTTCATTTGGACTAAACATGATTAAACCCTTCTATTAATTTATTAACTTCACATATATAGTATTCATAATCTAGATCACCCCAGTCAAACTGTTTTACATGTTGACATTGTTTAACTAGGTAACCCTTCTCAAGTGATGACTCTCTTAAATCATATTTAGACCTATTAGATGTGTGTATTCTTTCATCCCATTCACCTTCAGCTAATTCAGACTTAACACTATTATAGTATTCATCATCTATACCGTTCCTACGTTTCCATTCGCCTATAGGGCCTTTAGCGTCCATATGTTTTACTAGATCACCGCCAGCTTTAGAAATATAACACCTTAAAGTCTTTGGTTGAATATCACCATTCAATGTTACCTTTATGGATTTAGAGCTTTTATGTAAAATCATGTAATCGAATTTATCTACAAAACATCTTATAACATCTTCAGGTTTCACATTATTAATTAAACAGTATTCAGTACATTTAGGTACTACCATCATCGAATAATCTTTATACCAAAAACCTTCATAGTCATCCATCGTCTTAGGGTAAAAGTAAGCTCCTTTACCTTTCGTACTACCATCGTACTTTAATGATAGATAATTATTAACGTCTCTAACCCACATTGATTTATACCTTACTTCTTCTAACTCTAACCCTACCTCTATCTGCCACTTGTCTTTAATGTCATCGAATAACCACATTAAATCTTTAGGGACATAAGCGGTTATGCCATCGGTATTAGCTTGGATTATTTTTAACTTAGGTATTCCGTTTAATGATTCAACTAAACGCCACAGTTGAAGTTGACCATTTATAGTGATTCGATATAAAAATAATAAATCAAATAAAAATGACCACAGGTCACCAGACTTACCGAATACGGCGTTAGCTGCTAACTTAAATAGTTTACCTAGTGATGTTTTCTTCCCATGGATTTTACGCTGTTTAGGGATTTCAGCATATATTTTAACGAATTGCTCACCTAAATGTTCAGGGTAGAATTTATTAACTATGGCTATAGCTGGATACATACCTGATACGTCTATATCTATTATCTCGTATTCATCGTTAGAGTGAAAAGAAGACTTTTTAACTGAACCATGTATACCACCTAATCCGAATTTATACTCGACACCATTAATCTCAGTTTTAAATTTAGGTTTAATTTTTTTAGCTGGTTTAATTATTAAAGATTTATACCATTGTAACACTTGGTCGTATTCAGAATTTTTAAAATAGCAATTAGGTAAAACTACAGTTTTAAAATTTATTTCAGACCTGTGGGTCTGTATAGGTTTACCTTTATATCTAGTTTTATTTTTACCTAATTGTTTTTCTATGTACTTTTCACCTATAGATTGGTCAGCCATATTTAAAGCGTCGCCATCTATAGTTTTTAAAGTCATTAAATCCATACGCATAGCTATAGCTGGTTTATTAAGTCTACCGAATTGTCTAGTAGTAAAAGTGTCATGAACCATGTAAAGGGTTAGTATATCCATTTCTTCAGAAGTCAGGTCGCGAAGCGGGAATGGTAAATCTTCTACTGATTCACACCTCATATTAAATTGAAGATGCTTGAGTGAAGTACGTCGCGCTTTTCTATCGAAGCCATTGATAGCCATTAAATCTACTTGGATTAGTGTCCTGTTCTCATACCACATAGGTCTATAAGGTTGGGCTGAATCTTGTGATTTAATTATTTGGTTAGCTAACTGATGTAATATTAAAGCTGTTAACCCGTATGGGTTTCTTAAAATATACTCTAATATTTCATTGTCGAATTTTACGTTATTATAACCTTGCATTTTTACGTTATGCTGTTTGAGATAATAAAGAAAATTAATTAACTCAGGTATTTGATTTTTACGATCTGATAACTCAAATATAAAATATTGGTCTGAATCTTCTAATAGAAAACATGATGTAAATATATTAGGGTATGTTTCTAAATCGTAAGTTATAAGATTCATTAAATAGTGTACCGACTTGAGGCTCGGTACCACACCTTTTATATACTATCGCTGTTGAAAAGGATTAAAAGTGTTCTGTTGAGGTTGAGCTACACCACCTGCTTGCGCCCCAAAAGGATTAACTTGAGCTTGCTGTTGAGGTTGAGCTACACCACCTGCTTGCGAGCCAAAAGGATTAACTTGAGCTTGCTGTTGAGGTTGAACTATAGAACTAGGGTTAAATATAGTTTGATGTGGCTGTGCCTGTTGAGGTTGAGCTACACCACCTGCTTGCGCACCAAAAGGATTAACTTGAGCTTGCTGTTGAGGTTGTGGGTTAAAACCTGAATTTACCGGAGCTAGAGGGCTAGAGCTAGCGCCTTGAGGTAAACCTACAGGCTGATTAGCATTAAACATACCTATAACATCCGGTCTAACACTAATCACTTCACCGTGACCTATACGCATCATCCCAATAATGTTTAAATACATTCCAGCTTTACCTCTACCTACAGCAGTATGACCTTTAACTGTCATAGCTACTTGATAATAGTCACCGCAGTTAAGACCTACGTTAACTGTTTTAGCTTGTCTTGATTGATAATCATAATCAGCAAACGTAGGTGGCCAATAACTACTTAAAGTTAATACGAAATGACCAGCGTATCCTGTTCTCTGATTAAATGGATTATTTCTAGAATCTGCTGCGGTTGAATCACCATCTATCATCTTCCAACTAAAGTCTGAGCCTCTACCTGAAAAATTATAACTTAAAGGGATACCTAATGCTGAAGCTTCAGCGTTAATAACTGAAAATACTTCACCTCTACCACCTTCTTGTGTTTCATTCATAACCGATTTCGGTATTGCGAACATATAACACCATTGTTTTTTAGGTTGACCTGATTCATCCAGTACAGGTTTACCATCGTCGTCCGTTACAGGACCGCCATTAAATAAATCCCCTACGAGACCTACCATACGGCATTCTTTTATTAATACTGATTTACCTTTTGTTTCCATGATCTACTTCTCCTTTGTTATGTTTAGATCAAACATTTTATTTAATAATTTACTATCTTCAATACGCTTTAAAGTTTTACCTTTGAAAGGTGTATGACTGATGCTATCAATTATACTTCTACTGAAACCTTCATCTTCTAACTGACTCGGAGTCTTAAGTACTTTCCTGTATGGGTCAGTACCTAATAATGTTTTTATTACTTCCGGTGTAGCAGAGCTATTTAAAACTCTTTTAGACCTTGCATCTACCATAGTATAATTTGGTACTTTTTTACCTTGAATTATTAAAGACTTAACATACTGTTCAAGCATATCATACCGATGTTCAAGAATAGATGTAGCTCTATTAATTTGGTCCATGAGTAAAGATGCCTGATCTGGGTTAATATTATCTTTAACACCATCGTGGTAAACATAATCTAAAGTTAAATTTAATGCTCTACTAGCACTAGGGCAGTCTACAGCCAAGTAAGGGCAGTATCTACAGTGAGGACCACTTCTTAAGGTTCTGTCACCTCTGTTTATTTCACCTAAACGATCTGAAATATCATTATATATTTTTATCATTTCGTCTCGTGATATAGACCACTTCCTGACAGGGCCTTCTTCATGGTGTGCTCTAGGCTGCATAATAACATAATGGTAGTAATCAAATATTTTACCTGATGGATAACCTATCATGTAATTAGATAACTGATAGTTGTTAACTACATCTACAATTCCGAACCCATATTTATAATCACCTACGATTAAGTGACTATACCCTGAGCCATCTGTGTACTCGTAGCAAACGTCTAAGGTGCCAGTCACTTTAGTACCTGAAGGTGCTATCCATTCTGTCTTAACTTGATGTCTGCCGCTTTTAACCCAAGGTTCCATAGCTATAATTTTTTCAGCTTGGATATACATTTCTTCATCAAAATATATACCGTTAGAAGCCTGTAAAGTTTCAGGTTTTTTACCTGCCGCTAATATTTCAAATAATTCACCTGCCGCCGTACCTTCTGCCGCTGCAGGATCTTCTGGTTGATCGTAAGAAGCAGTTAGAAAAACTGGACCACTACACTGCATGAGTCTAGAGAATGTAGATGATCTTACTGTTTTAAGCACAGGTGAATTCATAATTAAACCTTAGTTATAATTTGATGCTGAACCATTACATTATATAAATCTTCTACTGATTTATCGTCTTCTTTTAGTTTAAATATATCAGAGTGTTTGTAATGAGCGAGCGCTTGCTCTAAGAATTCAGCATTGATTTTTTTATCATTTATAGCCTGTGAAATAATAGTGATTAAATTAGCTTTGAAACTAACTAAGGTATGAGAATAACCTATACTATTTTCAACAGGGGATTTAAACATGTTAGATACAGGTTCAGACTTAACAAAAGGATTAGCTACCTGACCTACACTAGCATTAAGGGGAGAGGCGACGCTGGTATTAGATACAGGTAACTGACCTTTTAATTTATTTTTTAACTCTGACTCTACTTCTGCAACATATTCCGGTTTCAAACCTCTTCGTTTCTTCCATACACCAGACGATAGTTTAGGCTTACCTACCATGTGTATTCTGTTATCCCAAGGTATACCAGATGAATCTAACTCTTGATCTTTAGAATCATCTTTATACACCGCTGAACCTTCAGACACTAAAGGGTTAGAAGTCATTACAGTGTCTTGAACAACTACATGTTTCTCTTGAACTAAAGGTTTGATAACTTCGGGTTCACTGTGTAAAACATGCAGTGGTTTACTGCTAGTTACACCGAAGAGTAAGGCCAGTTCAGTAACCTTAGCTTTCATATCTTCTGCTGATTCCGCCATCAACGTTATCTTCATTTTATTTTCCTCGCTTTGTTATAGTAGTTAAAACTACTTGTTAATATGTCAGTAACTTGACGCTGAACTAAAGACCAAAGTAAAGCAACAGAAAAAGTAAAGCAAAGCAAAAGCGTCAATTTTCTGGACCTTAGATTGACAAAACCCACATATAATAAAACCATAGTCGGATGCTAGTAAACCTAAGACCTTATCAAAACAATGTGAACAGTCAAATCATTGACATACTTAACAAAAATCCGACAGGTTATAATATCTTAGGTGTAATGGCTACAGGTACAGGTAAGACTGTTACATTTTGTACTCTAGCTCACTTCTTATGTCTAGATCCTAGAGGTCCTATGTTCCCTACTGTGATAGGTGTTCATAGAAAAGAATTGTTATCTCAGATTAGTTTAACTTTAGCTGGTTTTGGAGTAAGGCATAATTTCGTAGCTCAAAGAGATACAGTTAGCGAAATTCTATCACTTCACCAGACTGCATTCAAAAAACAATTCTACGATCATTCTAGTAAGCTCACTTTAATGTCTGTAGATACTTTTACGGCTAGAGAAGAAGGGTTAAAAAATTTCGCTCTACAACAGAAACTATGGATAATGGATGAAGCCCATCACATACTTAAAGAAAATAAATGGGGTAAAGCTGTAAGTAATTTTAAAAACGCATACGGATATGGTTGTACGGCATTACCTAGAAGGTTAGATGGTAAAGGTTTAGGTAGAAACTATCACGGTGTGTTCGATGAACTAATAGTAGGTATGTCTACTAACCTAGCTATAAGAGAAGGGTATCTTTGCGATTTTATAATTAGAGCACCTGAAACATATTACAGAGATCACTTAGGTAAAATTGAAACAGGTAAAGAAGTTACCAGAGATCAACTAAGAAATGCCGAAATGAAATCTAAGATAATAGGTGACACTGTAGAAAATTATATTAAATACGCTAACGGTAAGCAGTTCATATGTTTCAACGGTACTTATGAAGGTGCATTAGATACTTTAAATAATTTTAAAGCTAAAGGTGTATCTGCAATATTACTTACATCTAAATCTACTGCTGCTGAAAGGTTTAAAGGAATGCAGGATTTTAAATCTAAAAAGATTCAAGGTTTACTTAATATCGCGTTATTTGACGAAGGTCTCGACGTACCTAATGTAGAATGTGTAATTCATGCTGCTTTTTCTAATTCTGAAAGTAAAGTAACTCAAATCAACGGTAGAGTGTTAAGACCAGTTTACAAAGATGGTTTCGATTTATCATATAGAGAAGGTAGATTAGAAGCACAGAGATTAGGTCCTAAGCCTCACGGTATAATAATAGACCAAGTTGGCAATATTAAATATCATGGCGCACCTAATAAAATTAAAAGGTTTAGTTTAGAAGATAATAAAAGACCTAAAATAGATAACACTATAAGAAGATGTAGAAACTTTTTATGTGATATAGAGTACGAAAGAATATTATCACACTGCCCTCAATGCGGTACTTCAGCTTTCGATCCTGATAAAATCAGAAATTCTGAAGGTAGAACTACACCTGAAATGGTCGATGGTGATCTAATGCTTCTAGATTCTAAAACGCTTTTAGAAATGGAACTAGCTTCAGATATTGAAAAATATTTAGAAAACCCTGTACACCTTGAAAGTAGGGTGTCATTCGCTGCAGGTAATATAGCAGGTAGAGCGCAAGCGAACAAACAGCGTGAAAGAATCGAATACGCTAAATCACTAAAATATGAAATAGAATTATGGGCTGGTAAATTAAGAGATGAAGGTTATACAGATAGGGAGATTCACATGCATTTTTATTTAACATTTGAAAAAACTATGTTTCAAGCTGTAACAGAAAAAAAAACAGAAATGGAGAAGACTATGAAGGGATTAAAAAATGGTTAAGGTCGTAATAATATCAGGTAAGCAAGGCTCAGGTAAAACTACACTGGCTAATTTAATATGTAGAGAATATAAAACTCTAGGTTATGACCAAGTGAGAGTTTTGACGTTTGCTGAAGAGCTAAAAAAAATACAAGATTACATTTTAAATACAATGGAACGTCTGACAGGGGTAAAAAGGCCGAGTAAGGATGGTGACCTACTGCAGATGATCGGTACAGATTGGGCATGGCCTAAATACGGTGATGACGTTTGGATTAAAATAGTCAAAAGGAAAATAGAATATATAAAAAATCACTGCTCTTCTAAAACTTTAATTATCATAGAAGATTGTAGGACTGAATCGGAGTTTGATGCCTTTCCTGATTCACTTTCAATACGATTGTTCGCTAATGAAGACGATAGACGTAAGCGAGCTGAATATTGGAGACACAATATTAACCACATCTCTGAAACTGGATTAGACACATATTCAGCTTCAGGTAAATTTGATTATTATTTCGATACTTCAGATAAACACATTAATATTACACCTAAATATATTTTAAACGCTTTAATTGAAAATAGTAAATTACACCATGTACCTGAAGAGTTTTCACATGGATAAATTAGAAAAAGAAATAGAAAAAGAAATACTAGCTGAAGCAGGTAGATATAATATTAATCTGTGGGTAAATAATACAGGAGCTTTAGATACCCCAGATGGTAGACACATCAGATTCGGTTTAGGTAATTCATCACATGACGTTAATAAAAGATTAAAATTTCCGGATAGGATAGGTATACTACCTATTAAAATTACACCTGATATGATCGGATTAACTGTCGGTATATTTATAGGTGTAGAGCTTAAAAGGGAAAACTGGAAGTACACAGGTCAAGGTAGAGAGCAAGCTCAACATAACGCCATAGAGTTAATTAAGCATAAAGGTGGTATAGCTGGGTTTGTTAATTCGATTGACTCGTTTAGAAAATTAATAGGATTATAATTATATTCGCTTGTGAGACTACTGACATTTGATCCATGTTGGGAAAAGTAAGTCTTCTACCTGTCTCACAAGCATTTTATTAACTGAAGACTAAGAAGATTGAAGTAAGATGTTTAAAATAATACCAGTTGAAATATTACCGGATGGTCGAAAAAAACCTCTAATTAAAGACTGGACTGAAAGAGCCAGTAACGATTTAGATCAAATTAATAAATGGGTGCAGAAATTCGGTAGCAGAATAAAATATTGGGGTATTCCAACAGGTTCAGTAAATGGAATATACGCTTTAGATGTGGATACTAAAGGTGTTAACGGATGGGATACGATTAGAAATGAAGGTTATCAAATACCACATACCTTAACTCAAAGGACACCTTCAGGTGGCGCTCACTTTATATTTAAGTATCCTGCTGACGATGGTTACGACTATAAGAATTCTGTAGATACTGAATTGGGTTTAGACACTAGGTCTGAAAAAGGTTTTATAGTGTGGTATGAAAGTACTATACCTACGGAATATCACTTAGCTGAAGTACCCGAATGGTTAAAAGTTAAGGTTAGAAAAAAACCGAATGAAATTAGATCGGGTAAAATAATACAGGTTAATTCTCAGTTTATAGATAATTTACTTTATGTAGCGTCATGGAATATTAGGAATGCCGAGGCCCACGGTGCTAACAATGTAATAAACGAAATGGCTTTTAAGGTAGGTCAATACCTATATTCTGGGTTAAATAAAGATCATGCGTTAAATACCTTACTTCATGCAGCTAGAATTAGAGGTAAAGACGACAGTGAATCTATAGCTACAATTAATTCAGGTCTAGAAGGTGGATCTAAATTACCTGAGATTGAATATTTCGATTGTATTGACGTAAAAAAACCAGTTGGATCTATTGATTTAGCTATGTTCGTAATGGCTGGGAATACGAGATATACGCCTGTCAGAGGTACAATACATGAACTATTCGATGATAAAGCTTTGAAAAGAGAATCACTGTTTGAAGGTTGGTCTACTAAGGATTTATCTATTATATCCGGTGATGGCGGCGTAGGTAAATCGACGTTAGCGATAATGGAATCTATATGTTTAAGGTTAGGTCTACCGTTCTTAGGTTTCAATAACAGTTTGCAGGGCGGTAAAACTCTTTACTTAACTGCAGAAGACAATAATAAAAAGATATTAGCTGTAGCAGGTAAAATACTAACTCAGATGGGTTATAAGTCAGACTACAACAGATTAAATCATTTACTTGATGGATTTTTTGTAAAACTAGATCCTACATTAAAGTTAGTATCTAGAGATTCATCAGGTGCAATAGTATCGAATAAAGCTATGGTAGATAAAATACTTGAAGCGGCTCAAGATTTAAAACCAGATAGAATAGTATTCGATCCTATCAGCTACATGTGGGCTTACGAATCTCAAGTTAATGAAATGGGTGACGCTTTAGCTCAAGCTATGGCTAAAATTAGAGATGAAGTTAACTGTGAAACTCATGCTGTAAATCACATAGGTAAAACCTCATCTAACCATAAAGATATGACACAATTCGCAGGTAGAGGTGGTACAGCGTTTGTTAATAGATCGAGAGTTACTAAGATATTAATAACTTTATCGAATGACGACTACCGTAAATACACAGGTAAAGAATTAAAAGATAAAGAAACAGGTATACTCTGTAACATAGCTAAATTTACCGATGGTAGTGACCACTTCAATAAACCTTTTGTCATTAAAAGAGAGGGTTACTTATTTGTTAGAGAAGACGTAACTGGATCTCTAGATGAAGATTTCGAGTCAGATGGTTTAAGTGACCATGCGTTAATGACTAAAATAATAAACTTTATAAAGTATGAAAGGCAGCAAGAAGAGTATCCACCTGAAGCTATGGTAGAAGCTCACATGACTTCGGGATCTAATAAAATTGCTAAAATTAAATTACGATCTTTGATAGCTAAACTTGAATATCACGGTATGGATGGTATTAGAGTTTCCAGAATGAAAAATCCAGATTTAACTAAGTCAGGTAATGTATATTATTTAATTAACGATATGGATGAAGAAATAAAATGATTACAGTATGTGAATATTTATTAAGATACAGTATATCTTACGAAGATATACAAAAGTGGGGTAATACCGATAAAAGTAATATTAAATCAGAGTTATTCTTACTTGATATTAGAAACAGACGTTTAGTTTTATTAAATTTAAAACAGTTAAAATGGTTAAATAGCGTTAAAAGTGATTTAATTCGATTTAAAGCTAAAAATAGTTGTTGCACATCTGTATAACGTCTGTATGATATATGTATATAAGGGGTTGGCAAGATGATATACCTAAGGTGTCAATGTCAAAAACAGATACCGATAAGCGCTTATAAAGTAATTAAAAATGGAATTACTCTAGAGTGTGAATGTGGAATAAAACGAGAAGTAAATTTAAAATTTTTAGAAACAAGAATTAGAGAGCCTAAAAACTCTGAAAAAGACAACAAAATTCTGTTAAAAATAATAACAGAAATAAAAATGAAAGGGTTAGATTTATGAGTAAAGAAATAATAATAGTACCACAAGGCGATTGCGTCTTAAAAAGATGCGGACCATATGAGAAGTATTTTGGAAAAACTAATGTTTTAAAAATTCCAAAAGATGCAGTAAAGCAAGACACTGTGCTTGTTTTAAAAGGTGATAATAACAGTCACGCTTTAGCTGGTGGAAATTTTGAAATATTAAAAGACCAAAAACGAACATACGTTAGGGTATTGTCTAGCGGTGTATTTTTAAGTCACGTTACAGATTTGAACAGTATGAAGATGGCTGAACACTTTGAAAAAGAAATTCCTGTCGGGGATTGGTTTTATCAACCTTTACAAGAGTTTGACCACATCTTAAACGAACAAAGAACAATTATAGATTAATAAAGGATTATAATTTTATGATAAAAGAACTAACACAAGAACAAAAAAGCAAGTTTCCTGAATATGTAAAAAAATGGACTGATATTGGCAGATCAACAGGTGTCACGACGCCAGAAATGCGAGAAAAAGCTGAAGAAATAGTTCGCAAAATTTACGAAATATCTAAGTTAAATAAAAATGTTGAAATTGTTTGGTGTACTTCACCAGAAGACGCTTTGAAAAAAGGAGTAAAATCGGATGCCGCAAGATATGTACAAGGGTATGCAGGCTGGGAAGGATTTGTAGATTTTTTTAGAACAGAATGCGGATTAGTTAAAGAAACAGAAAACTCTCTTGAGGGTGAGCTTTCTAAAAATATATTTATGTACTTTGTTTACGACACGAAATGTTTTTTAGTTGAAAAACCGATAGAGATGAATTTTGATTCTCAAAATCGAGCGCATAGTTATAACAGACCTTCTCATTTGTGGAGCGATGGCAGTTGTTTGTGTCACTTTTCAGGGATTAAAGTACCTATGAAATATGTTAAAGCTAAAACTTTTACAAAAGAAGAAATTCTAAGCGAGAAAAATGCGGATATACGCCGCGAAATGGTGGCTAAAATTGGAATTATAGAAGCTGAGAAAATATTAGGGTCTGTTTGTATAGATCGTTTAGAAACTAAGTTTGGCGGCGTGTATGAATTGCTACTTATAGACTACAATAATTCTGGTGAGGAAAGGCCATATTTAAAAATGAAAAACCCAAGTTTAGAAAACATGTACCATATTGAGGGCATTGGTAAAGATGTGAAAACAGTTAAAGAAGCGATTATGTTTAGGTGGGACCTTAAAGAACTACCAGACGAAGACATGATTTCTTCGGTGACTTAAAATGAAATCGGTGGATTCTCAGGTGAATTCTACGGTGTATTCTTCGGTGAGGTCTGCGGTGTATTCTTCGGTGAGGTCTGCGGTGTTGGATGCGGTGTGGGCTGAGGTGTGGGATCCGGTGTCTTCTGAGGTGGATTCTGCGGTGGATTCTGCGGTGTGGGCTGAGGTGAATTCTTCGGTGTGGGCTGAGGTGAATTCTTCGGTGTATTCTTCAAGCTTCGAAAGGTGGATAGAATGAAATCGGTGAATTCTGCGGTGTATTCTTCGGTGAGGTCTGCGGTGTATTCTTCGGTGAGGTCTGCGGTGTATTCTTCGGTGGGTTCTGAGGTGTGGGATCCGGTGTCTTCTGCGGTGGGTTCTGAGGTGTGGGATGCGGTGTCTTCTGAGGTGTGGGATGAGGTGAATTCTGCGGTGTATTCTGCGGTGTTGGATGCGGTGAGGTCTTCAAACTTCGAAAGGTGGATAGAATGAAATCGGTGAATTCTGCGGTGTGGGCTGAGGTGAGTTCTGCGGTGTATTCTGAGGTGTATTCTTCGGTGAATTCTGCGGTGTATTCTGCGGTGTTGGATGCGGTGAATTCTTCGGTGTATTCTGCGGTGTTGGATGCGGTGTATTCTGCGGTGTTGGATGCGGTGAATTCTTCGGTGGGTTCTTCAAGCTTCGAAAGGTGGATAGAATGAAATCGGTGGATTCTGAGGTGGATTCTGCGGTGTCTTCTGCGGTGGATTCTGAGGTGAATTCTGCGGTGGATTCTGCGGTGTCTTCTGCGGTGGATTCTGCGGTGGATTCTGCGGTGTGGGCTGAGGTGAGTTCTACTGTGAATTCTGCGGTGTTGGATGCGGTGAGGTCTTCAAACTTCGAAAGGTGGATAGAATGAATTCGGTGGATTCTGAGGTGGATTCTGCGGTGTGGGCTGAGGTGGATTCTGCGGTGTCTTCTGCGGTGGATTCTGAGGTGAATTCTGCGGTGTATTCTGCGGTGTGGTCTTCGGTGTATTCTGCGGTGTGGGCTGAGGTGGATTCTGCGATGAGGGATTCAAGCTTCGAAAGGTGGGCAGAGTGAAGTCGGTGTATTCTGCGGTGTGGTCTTCGGTGTATTCTGCGGTGTGGGATGCGGTGTGGG